TGCGTGAGTTCCAAAAGTTCCTGTCCTGTCCAGAATGGGTTAGGCCTTTGCAGGATGGACAGGGCCGGATGCTCCACCTGCTCCTCACCGTCCTTGTCTTCAAGGTGCCACTCGGTTTCGCCCACCGCAAAACCAATACGGGACACCACCGAGAACAGCCAACCGATTTCCCCATACGCCTTGACGAAGCCCTCTGTGTTCTTACCTGCACCAATGGGGAAGGACGTGCCAAACCTGGAGACGTAAGGAACCGGAGAACTTTTCCTGAGCAGGCCGCGCAACCTGTCTACTATCATACTCGCGCTCCAAACACAATTCCCAGGCCCACCAAGGAAACACCACCAAGCACCACAGCCAACCGCCAATCGTAGAGGGCCACACCGGAGACGGTAGCGAGAAGGCCCAAGATAATCAAGACGTCACTTGCTTTCCGTGCCACTGGTCGCCTCCTTCGCTTCTGGTTCTGGCGCGATTGTAGCGCCCTTCTGTAGCTCGGTCAAATCTGCCACAATCCACCGTTTTTGCTGGGCCAGGTAAAGGAACTGAATCTCGACCCCCTCCACCACCAAGCCCTCCAAGCGCCGAAAGTGCTGAAAGGGGACGCCCTGGAGCGTGCCCTTCTCTATCACCACCGTGCCAGGGGGAACTTTCTCGGGCGGGGCATACCGCACACCTGGAGCAACAGCGGCGTCACATTTGAGCGCCAAGGCCACGGCGTCCTTCTCGGGGGTAACGATGTGGAGCACTCCCTCGGGGTCTCCAACGACCAGGTACTTTCCCAGGTCAGCCAACAGTGTAAGCATCTCGCCTCCTAGCGTATTTTGGGTTGCGTGGGCCGCAGGCACAGTTTGTACAGTGCCCACACCAAAGCGTCTACTCTGTCCGGGCTTGTGTTTCCCTCGGACGGAACCCACTGGCACATCTGGTCTTCCAGTTCCGGGAAGGAACCCAGGTGATGAACCTTGCCCTGTTCGTAGAGCATTGACACCGGCTCCGCCCGGGCCTTCTTACCCCTGCTGGCGTGCACCTCGCACACTAGCACACTCGGGTTCTCGTTCTTGAGAACATACTTGACCATTTCCCCACCCTGGTTCGTCTCGGCCACGATGTAGTCGGCGTCCGTCCTGGCATACGCCGAAACCGCCTGAGCACCCCATTCGTGGGGAGTACCGTTGATTGAACTGTCGTCCAGAATGTAGGCGTGTCCGTCCGTTCCCAAACCGGCCACCACAATTCCGCACTCGTCTCCACCTGCCGTTGCTGGCGGGTCAACCCCCACGACAATACTGGTGAGTTCAGGGAGCTTGTTAACCCGCAACCTGTCCAGTTGTGAACGAGACCAAAGCGCGTCCGGGTTGTCTGCCAGCACTTCCCCTTCAAGCTCCTGTCGGCCCAGTGTGGTTCCTTCATACTTGGCGATAACCTGGTCTTTGAAGGTCGGGGCCAGGTAAGCAAGGTTATCCCAGGTGCGCCCCCGTGTGATGACCGTTGTGCGTTGGAGCATCAGGTCTTGCAACTGCCTCACTGGTTTGGGGGTAGTGGTGATGCACACTCTCGGGTCAGCCCCCAAACGGAGACCGAACAAGAGGTTGCTCCAGGTATCGTCCAGGTACTTCCAGGAGCACCACTCGTCGCACCAGGCCGCGTCAAACTGCGGGCCTCGGAGAACGTCCGGCTCAAAGGAAGTGAAGGTCATAGCGTAAGCGCCGTTGGGCCATTCGAGCCTTCGTCGTGATGGGTTCCAAGCAGGGTAGTTCCACGGGGGACAGATGGACAGGAGCCCACTCTCGCCTTCTACCATAACGTCTCGAGCATCGGCAGGGGTTCGTGACACCAAAGCCACCCGAGACGCTTGACCAGTCTCCACCCGTGACCGAACCCACTCGGCACCGGCTCGTGTCTTGCCAAACCCTCTACCTGCTAACAGGAGCCACACAAGCCACCGGCCTTCCGGGGGCAACTGGTCTTTCCTGGCCCACACCCCCTGCCAGTCGTAGGCGTAGGCACAAGCGTCAGCTTTGGGAAGTTCCCCCTTCAACGCCTGGGCCTGAATCCTCCTGAGAACTTCGGTAGGCAAGGATTCTATCAATGTACTCCGTGAACCTGGTTGCGCCACGCTCAATGCCGTCAAATGCCTTGTCTCCAGTGGGGGCAGTTGGCGCCACCTTCAAGGGAGCGTCCACCCCGAGAATCTTACACCGTCGGTCAATGCACCACTGTACCCCCTCCAAGAACCTCTTGTCGCCCACTTGGTCCTGCGTGAAAAAGGTCTGCTCTGTGGGAGTCTCCTGAACGAACTTCGCCCCGCCCGGACCGTCCAAGGGCTTGACGATGGCCCCCTTTGTCTTGGTAGCCTTCCGCTTGGCCTCCTGGCAGGACCTCTCCCAAGCGTCCCAATAGGTCCTTTCCAACAGGTCAATCCGGGACAACTCCCTCTGCTTGGCCTCGTTGATGTTGACGAGGGTAGACTGCCGCCAACTCTCTTGTAGCTTCTTGAGAGCCCTCGAGATGACGGGCTGTGACCGCCCGAGCTCCTGTCCAATCTCCCACTGCGTCTTCCCGTGGAGGTAGAGCTCACTGATGCGTAGAGCGTCCCGAGCCCTCTGTGACGGGCTCAACGGTGTCCCCTTCGGTTGTTTGCTCATCTTATGCGCTCCAATCTATTCTGCAAAAAGCCGTCTATGTCGCCTTGCGTTACAACCCCATCCCCTCGGAGCCCGGCCAGCCCCTTCTCCGGGTCCCACTCTCCGCCTACGTTCCAAAAGACCACTGGCTGCGGTAGGCTCCGAGCATACTTGGTGACAAAGGCCCACGCCTTCCGGTCAAGGAAGACGTCGCAAGGGAAGGGAGGAGCCTCCTCAATCCGCTCTCTGTACTGATACCCGAGGTCCACAATGGTGAGAGGGAAGTTGCTCCGGGCCAGCTTGCGTATCTTGCCCGCCCGGTTTGTAAATGAGCTCGAGGTGATGCCGAACACCTTGCCCTTCGCCTCGGACTGTTCCATCCCTCGGAGAAGTCCGGCGCAGATTGTTCCGCTTGAGACGCACACAACGAGGCTCCCCGATGTCAACTCCCGGGGTATGGACAGGAGAGCATCCGCGTTTGACTGGACACTCTCCTCCGTGGTCAGGCCGGTAGGAAAGCAAAATGCCTTCACCTTGTGCTCCTCCAACCACCGCCTCCGAAGCTCTGCCATAGCTGACGAAAAGGTCCCCTGGATGGGAACAATCGTGGAGGTCCAAGCCTCAGTCATCTCCTGATAGAACCTCTTGCGGCCTATCTTGGGATAGAAGGCCAGGTGCTCCAACCCCTCCTCGAAACACACCTGTGCCACGGCCCAACCAATTCTGCTGATGGCCGTGTCGAGGGTAGCAACCGCCCGGACGCCTTCGGAGCGGAGCCGCTCGACAACCCGGTAGACTCCCCGGACCTTGCTGTTGTTGGGCCCCGGGAAAAGGGAGGTGGCATCATCCCGGACAACCTGAACCTCCGCGCCTACGTTGTAAGTCTCAACTCGAGGATAGTCCACAGTGCCCTCCGCTCCACCCCATCCTTGTCCGGACCTCAACGGGCCCGAGCTTCATCTTGAACTCCGCCAGACTTGGGCTCCCGAGGTCCCCGCCGTCGTGTACGAGCCTACCCTGGTGGTGAAGGAAGAACTGCCACCGCAGGAACTCACTGGCCCCGAACTCCCGCAGGGCAAAAGAGTAGCGAAAGTTGGTGTACGCAAAGTTGGTGTCGTATGCGTTGACCCCCACGAGCTTTCCCCGGACAAAGAGGGCCTCCACCTCTCCCCGGAGGTATTGGAGCGCAACCTCGGGCCCATAGAACTCCTCCGCCCCGCTCTGCTCGAGCCACACAGGAAGGAACTCGGGAGCCCCGTCAATCACCCTGTACTCCCAACCCGGGTGTTCCCGCTCAAAGCGGTGGACGTTCTTCCGGAAGACCTTGCGAGCCCCTCCCGAAAGGTCCAGAAAGGACGCCGGGTTGTAGATGTACTCGTGGTCAAGGAGCTTGGCCTCCCCGTTCCCACGGTAGCCCTCAAAGTCCACGAAGACGGGAAAGAAGGCCGGGGTGAGCTCTCCCCAAACCGTGATGGGAGGGAACAGGAGCCCGTCTTCGGTCCACACGACCACAGACGCGCCTACCCGTTCAGCCTTGTACCCCGCCGCCTCCCAAAGCCGGTCCGACAGGTAAAAGTTGGGAGGAGTCCTGCTCTTCTGCAGGAGCGTCTCCACTTCCCTTGCGCTTTGGCTTGCCTTTAGCAACACCACCCTTTTTCGCCTCGTTGGTCAGTCTTTGGATGAGACCCTTCGTGACCCGGGTCCCTCTCGAGCTTTTCCCTCCCATCCTACTGTACCACCTTCCCGAGGTCCACGATGAACTTGATAGCAAGGTACTCGGGATTGAGGAGCCCCTGAACCACGTCAGGGAACCCGGTGGACAGGAGGATGAACCCCACAACCGCACTCCCTACAAAGCCTACGCACAGCCCCGGCTCATCGAACAGGTCCCTTCCCTTCAACTTGAGCCCGAGCCGTAGAGCGATGAACAGGGCCACAAGCCCGAGAAGGGACTCAACGGCCCCGGTCAGGACCAACACTCGCACCTGTTGGAGGCCGATGCGCCACAACTCCGGAGCCGCCTCCGTTACGATTCTGATGAGCTCACTCAAGACGTTCTCCATTCTCCGCCCTCCCTTTCATAATCGCCGCGTCTGTTGCCTCGGCCACCTGCCGGGCAACGTCATTCCGAACCGCCTGAACCGCCTTGTCAGCCTCCTCGATTGAACGCCGGAAAGCCTCGTCAACCCTCCCGGGCTCATAGTCCTTCCGGTCCTCAAACTCCTGCTGTTTGCCCTTGTTCCAATCGCCTACGGGCCGAAGATAGCCGACAACCCGTGAGTAGACTTCGCACAGGACCCTTCTCATCCCGCCCTCCCCCAAAGGAAGGTAACCGTGTTGCCGCGTGAGTATGTTATCTTGCAGACCTCTCCCCGGTCCCGGTGCGCGGCCCTGTGCCGGTTGATTCCAAGATAGTGAAACCACTTCCCGCAGGTGTGGCAGTAGCACCTCTTTTCGTTTGTAACCCTCATCTTTCCGCCTCTCTCAAGATGCTCAAGGTGTCGTATGTACACCCTCCCACAACCGCGTCAATCCCGGGAGCCCGGGCCAGGAAGACCTCCCCGCAGTTGTAGAGCTTGAGTTGCCCCCCGCAGAGGGAGTAGAGTGCCGAGAGGTCGTCAAGACGTATTGCCAGCGGACCTCCGGAGCCTTCTCCCTTCGCCTCAATAGTCACGCTCTTTCCCTGATAGATGTCCCGCTGGCGGACAAAGGGAGAGGGACTCCACCCAACCTCAACGTGCGGAAGGTCGTCAGCCAGTAGAGCCTTGATGTCCTCCCCGAGGATAACGAAAGGAAGGGAGTCCAGGTCCAGCCCGGAGGCATACTTGTCGAAAAGGCCCTTGAGCCCCGAGAAGGTGACCGGAGGAGCCGGAACAATCACCTCCGCCGATGAGCGTCCCTTCTTCACTCGAAACACAACCTTGTCTCCCCGGTTCTCACAGTCCGGTCCCTCAAAGTCGCAAGCCCGGAAGACCACCGGGCCGGTCCGAGGTGTGACGCCCTTCGCCCGGAAGATGACTGTCCGGTCAAAGGAAAGGCAATATGCCTCATCGCCGTCCCACGCCACAACCGCGTCTCCGATTGCGCCCCGGCCAAACTTGGTGGCCGATGCGATAACGTCCGTGATGTCTCTCATAGTCCCTCCAAGAAAAGTCGGGCCCGCTCGAGGGCCTCGTTGTATCCAGTATACACCCAAATCAGGTCGTGCCCTTGAACCCCTGCGGTCTCCACCGGACCCCACGCCAGGGAGTAGGCTCCATCGCCCTCGTTGTTCCACGCCATCCGGAGCCTACTCTCGATGTCTTCCGAAAGGAAGCCGCCCCGGGACTTGACCCACAAGGAGTAGGCCGCCCAACTGACGGGCCTCTTGGACTCCCGGATGAAGTGTATTGCGCCTTTCGTGCTTCCCCAGTTGGCCCCTCCGGTCAGGGCCCCGGTCGTGTTACAGCAAAGGACGTCGTCATTGAACTGCCCCGCCGTCTCGTCATAGGTGCTACACTTGAACCCGTTTGCCCGGAAGTGCTCCATCATCAGGTGCATCATATAGGAGGCGATGATGCGGGACTCGGAGCTTGCCAGGAACACCCGGTCAAAGTCTATCCCGCGCAACTGAAAGAGCCTTCTCGTGGAGAAGTCGCAAGCACTGTAACTGAAAGTGTCCCAACAGACGTGAGTGACCCCGGATTGATGACAACTCTCGATGTAACGCCTGATGTCCTCCTCCCGGTCCGCCAGGAAGGGAAGGAATGGCTCGATTCTAGGAGTGGCCCGGACCCCCGCCGCGTTCAGGGCCCTCATCGCCTCAAACCTCTCCGTTGCGGATGGAGCCCCGGGCTCAAGGGAGCGCAGGAGGGAGTCGTCAGCGGAGAGCATACTGAATTGTACCATAGCCCCGCCCTTGTTCCCAGCCAGTGCCTCAAGGTAGTCATCTCGGGCCACGAGGTTGCTCTTGGTGTTGATGATGACGGGGTACTGCTTTTCAGAGAGGTAGCGGAGGAGGGAGAGGGCCACGCCCTGCTTCGCCTCCGCCTTGGTGAAGTTTTCAAACCTCACGCCAATCCTCATAGGAATGTCGAGGGCCACCGCTCGAGCCGGTCCGGAGAGACTTCCCGGGGACCGCCTCTTACCCATCATCCGGTCCAACTCGGGCTTGAAGTGGACCCAGGCGTGATGTCGGAGCCGGTTGGCGTTGGTCTGGACAAAGTTACCATAGAGCGTGTTCCGGAAGACGTTGGCAAAGCAGTAGATACAATCGTATGGGCACACCTTCCCGTCCCACACGTCCACGTTGAAAGGAAGGGGACAGGTGAAAGCCTTTCGGCTCACCTCCGCCGCGTTCCCTATGCGGTCTTGAGGGTACTCGACAGGCGTGAACTCCCTCCACTTCGCCGGGGACAACTTCCGCTCCCGGAGGTTCTCATATCTCCACCCGGTCCGGATTGACACCGGGTCCTCAATCGAGGCCACGAGATGTTGCCGAGGTATGAGCCGCGCCAGCTTTTCCTTTACTTCCCAATAACCCACTCGAGCCCCTCCTTGCGGAAAAGACCTGTGTCGCCCAGGTGGTACTTTTTCGGGTCCTGACCCAGGAATTGTCTCTTGCCCTCCGAGAAGTCCCCAACCCCGTCCCACGAGTCCAGGAAGTCCCTCAAGGTAACCTTCCCGTTGATGAGGCCGGTCTTGTTCCAGTTGATGATGTTGAAGTTGCAAGGATTCTTGACGTCTACTCCGCAACAGGTGTTCGCCGGGAAGACATAGTCTCCGCCGTTCACGAAGTCCGGACAGCCCACGATGACCCCGAGCCTCTTGCTGGCCTCGAGAATGTCCCGCAGGACCGGCCTCCACCTCCCGTCTTGATTGGCCTCCCAAATAGCCTCAACGTCCAACCCCGCCCCGAGGAGCCTCTTGACCACAAACGGGGTCAGGCGGAGGTTGTAGACATTGAAGCGGAAGATGCCCTGTTCCTTCCCTCTCCTCACGAGGTCCACCCACTCCTCGGTTGTGTGATGTCCCGGGATGAAAGGCTCCGTGATGACCCCCACAGGTACGCCTACCCGTGCCATCCTCCCGAGCCCTCGCAACCGCTCCTCCGGGTCCGGAGTCCTTTTCCCCTCGAGGAGGGCCCAATCGTCCCGGCCGCAAGTGATGGAGGTCGTAACCGTGGCCCCCATCCCGAGGAGGAGCCCGGTGAGCTCCTCCATTGCCGGGACGTTCTTGGACTCGAGCTTCACGTCCCACCGGAGCCCCGCCAGGAAGGACAGGACCCGCCGGGTCAACCCCTTGTCCCGAGGAGGGAAGGGGTCATACTTGTTCCCGATGCGGAGAGTCTTCCGGGACCGTATGGCATAGGCAAGAGGGCTGCGGGGATTCTTGTTCCGGAGCCCGTTCACTATCCGAGTTGCGAACTGACCGAAGTCAATCTCCCGGAAGTCGTTGCCCCAAACCGCGTTGAGCCCCAAAAAGCAGCAGTACGAACAGTTGTACTCGCAGTTGTAGTAGGTGTCGAGCCCGAAAGCAAGAGGACAGCTTGCCGCGTCACCTCGGACCGTCAGCCCGCCATAGGTCAATGAAGGTATCCCTTCCGGAGGGCCTCCAGGACCCCTCCCTCAATCAGAACCGCGTCCGCAAACCGCTGATACTCGGGATATGAGATGGACGCCTTGTACTCACCAAATGAGAAGGGGACGCCCTCCGGTTCATCCGGAAGGGACTCACCCGAGTCAGATGCGCCTTCGCCGTCCGGAGACTCTCCAACTGCGGTCTGCGCCAGCAGAGCGTCAACCTCCTCCGGAGCCCACCCGGTCCCCTCGAGGTTGCCCTGCGAGGCGATGTTGCTCAAGACGTCCGCAAGAGTAGCAAAGTCCCACCCGCCCAACTCCATCGTCCTGTTGAGCGCAATCGCCAGGGCTGACTCCTGCTCCTCCGGGACGTTGACCGTGTAAGTCGGAACAAGCCACTGTCCAGAGACGTCCTTGACGCCCGAAGGAGCCGGCATCCCGTTCAGCTTCATTTGCCGGAGGGCCTCGAGCCGCCCGTTGCCGGACAAGACGTGTCCGGTAGGCTCGTTGCGAACAAGAGGGTCCACGAAGCCCCACTTTTTCAACGAGGTGATGATAGCCCCGATGTCGTGGTCCTTGGCGTTCTGCGGAAGGATAAGGGCCTCTGCGATGTCAACAAACACAAGCTCCACTCGTCACCCCCTCAATGTTTTCGACAGCTTGACTTCCCGCCGGACTTGACTCACAACCTGAATGGACGCCTCCGGGAACAAGACCTTGACCGCCTTGCTAACCTCCCGGGCCTCCCTCAAGGACGGGAAGACCCGCCCGAGCTTGGGAGAATGAATCAGGTTCCGGACCTCCGGAGGGACCGCCAACGTGTACTTCTTTTCAGACATCTTGACCTCCTCGGACCCACTTGGGCCCCGCCTTTTTCCAGCCGTCTACCGCAAACCAACTTCCCACAACCCCGAGGGCCTTCCCGGAAGACACCATCCCCGGGGTGACCCTCAAGACCGTCCAGCCGTCTATCTGCGCCAGGTTATACTTGGCGATGTCCCGCAGAATCCCCGAGATGCTCCCGTGAGCTCCTCTCCGGAACTGGCCGCAAGTCGGGCACCGCTTCCCGCCCTTGGTGAAGATTCCACCCTCAACCTCAACGGCCAGGAACAACTCGGGCCACGCCAGGTCAAACCGGTATTTGCGCCCCGCGTGAAAGACATACTCACAGCGGACCGGAGGGAACCCCTCCCTCACCAAAAGAACCGCCAAGACCCGGCTCGAGCTTTTCACGAGGATATAATACCACTATCCCACAAAAAGTCAACGTACATTATAGGCCGGTCCGGAGTAACTGATTGAGTAACTGACCAATAACTAGACCGATTATAGTAACCCGCGCTGGACCCCTATGAGAGAGGGAGAGAGTAACTAACTCTCTCTCTCTAGGGGTCAGTTACCAGTTACTCGACTGATTATATAGGAGGGAGGAGGAGAAAAGTGACAGCTTGAGTAACTAGACTGATTATTCAGTTACCCGGGAAGGTAGCGAAAAAGTAACCAAAAAGTAACCATTTTGTTATTTACTTTCCCTCCGTTTCCCGCTATAATAGGGCCATAAGGGTTGAGCGGGGGACAAGCCCGCCAGGCCCAAGCCCAAGCCAAGGAGAGACAAATGTTCACCAAGAGCCAGCTAGAAGCCATCGCCGCCGCCAAGTCCATCAGC